TCGTATTTGACGATGTGGCCGGGGTTGGAACGGTTACGGTGCCCGTAAAGGTCGGCGATGCTTTGAGGGCATATGAGGACATCCCAGAGATGGTCTGGTAGGTGCTGGCGGCCGTGGCAGAGGTCAGATAAGGCGTCAGAGCCGAAGCCGTGATAAACCCAAGGCTGTTCACATAGGTCTGCGTGGCGTAGGGGGTCAGCTCGTTGGTCACCCATGCTTGCGTGGCGTAGCCCGAGAGCGAGGACTCCGTCAAATACCCTTGGCCGATGACCCATGCTTGAGAAGCGTAGCCGACTAGCGCGGCAGAGACATACGGCCCATCGACGAAGCCAGAAGGGTTGCTGGTGCTATACTTGCCGTCTAGCGCGGACTGGAGGTCGGTCTGATTAGAAAGAGTTCCCGTGATGCCACCCCAAGACGAGACACCAGAAGGGCCGACTGGACCTTGAATGCCTTGGATGCCTTGGATACCCTGCGGGCCGGGGACGCCAATGGTCACCGCAAAGGCGGCCTGGTCGTTGATGCTGATCGTGAGAGCCATTAGGAGTTGTTAGGGGTGACGTTAGGAACGATGGCAAGACGGACGGTTTCAGAGTAGAAGACCACGCCTCCTTTGCTAAACTTAATATCCCAGTAAGCGGTGCCAACGTGCCATTCCTCGGTGACATCCGAACGCATCGTGAAGACGGTCGGGCTGTTAAGGGTAATGTCGAAATAGTGCTTCTTATTGCGGGCGTCGAGCAGCGCGGACTCGATGGCCACCCCCGCTAGGTCTTCTGGCCAGCCGGCTTCTGGGGTATAGGTGGCGACCCCGTTGAAAGTCTGCCCTTTCTTGAAATCAATGGTAGTGCAGGACATGGGTTCGCCGTTTGGGTTTAGCCGTATGTCAATCCCCCATAAAATGCCCCAGAACTAGACTACCGAGGGGTCGTCGTAACCACCAAGTCATACCACCAATCTGTTGAATTGATCGTATAGCCGGAAATCGAGGCCAAGTCAGAGCGCAAGGACAGGTTGTTAATGACATAAGCAAAATGCGTTGAAATCGCATAGGCTTGCTCGTTTGACAAGGCCCCGGGGATATAGTCAGACCAGCGGAATTGTTGCTGGTAGGGGATGGCCAGCTCAACTTGGTGTTGGATATATTGCACAACGTCCCAAACTTTGTCGGTGTCATTCCAAGTAAGGCTGGCCACTTTCTTCATGTCATAGCCGATATGCCTGGCAACGACTGACCCATTAAACGGATCGCTTAAAATGTCGGGGTCGCCAGACGTTCCCCAAGGCGGGAAAATGACCTTATGCAAACCAAGCGAATTGGAGGTAGGCTTTGAGATAGCACCGTCACAAGCACTTCCTTCTGCGAAGACGGACACCCAAGGGCGTTCTTTGTCCTGGAGCCGGGCAGAGTCATCCCAATTTAATTTATTCCACCAGTCGAGCTTTGAAACTGTCACATACCAGACATCCGCGCCACCGTCGGCGGCGTTTTTGATTTGAATGGCTGCATTGCCACCCATCCATTCGGAAGTCGAATCCGTCCCTTCTCGATAAGACCCGGAAGGATAGACTGCGTAATCCGTCACAATGCACTCGTTGTGATAGGTCTTATTGCCATCCTCGCTCATCTCCATTGAGGTACCGTCGTTGATTGTTTCTGGGCCAAAAGGAAACTCGCTCCAAGTGTAGTTGCAGACACCTCGCACAACTTTTAGGAAATACGTCTTGGTCGTTCCGTCGACGACCGTTTCTACATTAACCGTCCAGGGGGGAGGGATTACATTACCGATACCATCGGTTACCTCTTGCGGTAACGCATAGACCGTACCCCCCGTTCCGGCTTGAAACTGGACATCATTGGACATCATCGTCCGGGTCTGATCGATGCCCGTGGCGAGCTTGTTCAGCGCGGAGGCATAGACAGGTTGGCCAGCCCCGAAGGAACCGCCCGTCGAACTACCGTTGAATCCAGAGATAGACCTCATGGAGTATCTAGGAATGGATAGATATCTTGATCCCAACCCGCAATCCCGGAGAGCATAAGGTCAGCGGTAACTTTCCAAATTGCACCGAAGCGTTCCACCGAACAGTTGGTAATGAGGAAAGATTTGTGGATTTTCGCTGCCCATTCTTCCGAATAAACAAACGTGCCTCCGTAGCCCGTAGTTGTTAATCGAACATAAGCATCGGGTAGTCCGTAAAGTTTACCATTGTTCACCCAGCCAACATACGAAGCATAGGCCACGGCTGCTTCCTCGGTTGAGACATAAAACAAAAGACGAAGGGTGTTGGACGGCTTGTAGTAGTTCTTGACGCCGGCCTTGATGTTGAGGGGGTCGGTAGACTTTTGGGGGGGAAGGAAGCCGACGAACTGGAAGCCCTGTTCAGCCCCTTGGGATGCCACATAGGGACGCCAGAGTGCGCGGTTAGGGTTCGAGGTCGTATTATTGTCCCAGCCGTTACCAGTAGGGAAGCCAGCCATTGGATTACGGTCCGACAATCCGCCAGACACCATATTGATTTTAAGGAAGTTAGGGTGATGCTCGATGGCCTCCGAGGCCGATGATCCAGTCATAACCACCTGCGTTTCAGTCTTGGTACCGCTATTAAATGCCGGGTCGATGCCGGCGAAGTCCGCGCTAATCATCAGAACATTACCTTTCTCGACCACCATGCTGGCCTTCCAGATGCTCATATCTTGGTACTTGTCGTCGATGGCAGGAACCAATGTGGACATCAGAACGCCCTTGGCAAAGGTCGTTGGGAAGTCATTCATCTTGGTCGAATCCCATTTGAACTTCACCTGTGCCTGGAGCAGGCCAAAACCATCCGCCTCAACGGACCAACCTAATTGTAATTGAGGTGACCCAGTAAGTTCGTCGCCGTAATTGATTTGAGTGACAGAAGGGGTCATGGTTATTTGGCGTTAAGGTTTTCCGGCGTTGATGAACCCATGCCAGTTTCGAGTTCGAGCATGGTTTCAAGGGTATTGGCGGTGCGATCGGTGTTATCCTTGATGGCATCTAGGGGGGTAAAGGAGATGGCACCGAAGATATCGCCACCGCCCATCTGCTGCATCTGGGAGGCCGCATTGGCCGTAGAAAATCCGAAAGGGTTCAGCTTCTTGCCTTCGCCTCCTTTGTTCAGTTCTTCATTGGCATACTTAATAAAGTCTTCACGCTGCGATTTCGTGAGCATCGCGCTGGCGTCAATAATGTTTCTTTGCTCCTCTTTTTTGCTAGAACCAGGACGAATGTCTTCAACGGTTCTTTTTGCAAAATCTCTCAAAAAATCTTCTTTAGACCCTAGCAAATTACTGGCCTCTGCTGCGACTGAATTGTAAAGAGCATCAAATCCTCGCCCAGAAGTGTAGACAATATCAATCATAACTGCTCCCAATTCTAGGAATCCATTTTTAACATCTTGCATAATGACATTCCAATCGTCTTTGAAAAATGCCCATAAGCGAATAGATTGTTCATTTGCAACCGCTACGGAATTGCCATAACGCTCAATATTATTTGCACCGCTCTTGATGATGGGCAGCAGTTGCTCGAAAGAAGATCCAAATAAGAGGTTGCCATAATAGGCCAAGGTCTGGGCGTCGGTGCCAGCTTCATAGGCTTTTGCCAGTTGAATCATCCCATCTTTTGCGGTAAATTGACCTTTGGAAAGTTCATCCATTCCAACGCCCATTTTTGCTAACGCATTATTCAGTTCTGTACCTTTGATTCTGGCATCTGCTGCTTTCAAGTTAAACTGGGAATACGCATGAACCAATGAATCAATGCTTACCCCAGAAGCATTGGCCACCGTTTGGAGCTTTTGTAATTCAGAAGTAGATATCCCAGTAGCATTTGATAATGCCCTCATACGGCTTGCTTCATCCATCATATTCTTAATAACAGGAAGAATATTTGAAATGGTTGAAATTATTCCGCTGATAAGACCAGCCAGCGATGCCAGCGCGCCAATGGCTCCTCCAGATGCAAAGCCTTCTGAAATTGCTCCAGCCGGAGTAAGTCTAGATCCAGATAAACCCTTTTCAATAGTCTTGCCGGCATTATTCATGCCTTTCTCAAGCTCGGATTGGTCAACGCCGATTGTTACAGATAAGTCAGCCATGTTAGTTGTGGTTCATTCGTTTTTTGTAGGCCGCAATGCGATCACCAAACTTTTCAAGTTCCTTTTCTTCGTCGGTAGATAAGATGTCAATCTTTGCACCGTTGTAGATGGCATGAGCAATGGACATCCAGACGGCCTCGCCTTCCGGCATCGTCCAGGCTTCTTCTAGGCTGACTCCGTTGCGTACCAAGTTAGAGATACAAGAAAGCACCCAAGGGATATTCTCAACATTGTTTTTATTCTTGTCCTCCTTTTTCCACATTTTCGGATAACTGCATGAAAGAATGATTACTCCTAAAATGCTTCCGATTGACCGTGAGAAAGCCTTATTATTAATACTTAACCAGAAAGCCCAGAACACATCAAAAAGCGAAACAGGCTGTGACATTTTTTCTTTGTCATAGGTATTGAGAATCCGTGATGCAATTACTACATCCAATGGCGAAAACTTTTTGCCTTCTGGATTGAGGAACGGAGATCCAATAGCCTCCAGCGCGACCCGGTGCCGAAGGCAGAAGGCACGAAGTGTCCTGCCGCAGACCTTATCTTGGTTGGGCAGGACCGTCGTGGCCTGTAAGTATCTAGCATCCATCGTGGATGCCGCCTTATTAGGCAGGGGTGATTTCTTGGTACTTGACGCCTTTAACTGAAACCTTGCGGAAATCCTTGTTAGTACCCTTGTCGTCAATCGACTTGATGATGTACTTAACAGCACCCCAAGTAAATGTACCGCCGTTAGTAGGAATGGCGTCAGCAATTAAAAGGACGCCGTCAATGGTCACTTCTTTATAAAGATCGTCTAGGCGGTCGGTAATAACACGGCCAAACTCGTCGGCAACTTCGACATCGAGCTTGAAAGACTGCATCAAGGAATCCGACTGCACCGTCATATAGGTGCTGGTTCCGCGCAACCCGAAGAAGTGGGCTACTCCGTAATCAATCTGGGTATCGGCCATAGTCGTATGGGTTTAGCCAAGTGTCAAGGGGCGGGCGGAAGGACACCCCAAACGATGAACTCGATGATATTGCCGTACCGACGTTGGCTCATGCCCTCTTCGTCATTCTGAATCCAGAGACTGTATAATAGGCCATCCGTGGTGGGGTTCCAAAGAGCCTGGAGGGCCGGCACATGGACCATTGCCCCGATGACCTTGGCGACCCGCTCCCGATGGGTTTCGAGCGTCTCGTCGTCCGCGCTGGAATAGACATAGACCTTGAGAACGGCGGTATAGTTGCCAAGGGTGTTCGAGCCTAGGTCTGGAACGGTGTTCGAGGACTCGGCGTGGGCGATCACGATGGGCAGGACACGAATCTCGTCCGTGACGCCCTTGTGAACCGCCAGCCCCGGGAACTGGGTAGTAAGGTAGCCGGCCACCTTCTCTTCGAGGATGGTTCGGAAGCTGAAGAAGGGAGTGGTCATTATTCGGTGGTGTTTGTTAAATCGAATCCGCCTTCAAGGCGACGGATGACCTCTTGGAGTTTGCCGTGGTTGCGCGGGCCTTTAAGATGGTTAAGGAGGGCTACTCGAATGGAATAGGCTCGGTGGTTCATCGCCATTCGCATTAAGTGGTATCCCTGGCTGTAATTACGGCCAAGCGTTGAACCAAGGGTGATGATGGGGTCTGGACCAGTCAGCCTTGGACGGTAGATTGAAGATGAGTTACCTTGCCCAGCAACCCAAGCAGCCGTTGGCATCTTGCCAAGTTGCAGTCCGGCGTAGTACCAGCCAGACTTGAGTTTGCCTACCCGCTGCTGGACGCCCTTGATGTACCGCTCAACGACCTTCCAGTTGTCCACATAGGTAATGGCAATTTTGTCGGACTCTTTGACCTTGTATGAAGGTGATCCTCGCTTTTGTAGATGCAGGCTCTTTACGGAAGATTCATTGGTACCAAGCATAAACTTGCACTTGGGTGACCCATGTACTGCTTCAACGCGCTGGAAATAATCGAACTCACCTTGGCCAATAAAGCCTCGGGTTTCGAGCATCTTGAAAATATATTGCGGGTCGTGGGGGGCTGGAAGTTTTAACTTCTCGGTCATCCAGGCATTAAGGACACCCATGTTGCCACTTGCAGCAACCCCCGTTGCCGGAGCTTGGGCCAAGGGGGCAAATATCCTGCGGACATCTCGGCTGACAGCGTTGCGACCTTTGTCCCGTGCCTTGTTTCCAAACCCACCTTCTCCACCCTTGGTGGTCTGTGGTTCTTTGCCAGAAAACGGAGGCGTATAATCGCACATATCCTTGGCGAAGTACCGCGCCTGTTGTTTAACAATTTCAGCCATGTCTTTACGCATGACCATCGCATAGATAGAAAACGACCTAGCCAGCGTCGTATAATCTACTTTTACGCCCTTGGCGACTGTGACCACCAAGGCCATTACTGCACCTTGGTCTGGACCTTGCAGATCACCCAGGCGGAGGGAGGGCGGTCCGTGACGGTCATGATGCGGTACTCTTGACCTTCGTAGGCCACGACATTGCCAAAGGCCACCAGCCCCGGATGGGCGGCAGCGTCGGCGCGGAGGAACTTGATGTCGAAGGAGGTATGATTCATGAAACCACCCGTTTCCAAGTCCTGCATCACCGCCGGCTGGCTCATGAGGGCGTTTAAGGCTACTGGGCTGCCCGCTGGGACGTTTTTAACGGTCACGGGCTTGGGTATCTCGGAAAGGATTTCCGAGGCGTCTAAAGCCCATTCGTCCGTGATTCCCGACATGGGTTTAGCCCATTGTCAAAAATAAGAAACCCACCCCCCTTGGCAGAGGAGTGGGCTTCGCATTGTCGCTTTGGGGGATTTTAAACTCCCCCGAAAGATTACACGAACTTGATGCGCTGGAGGGCAGCCGGGTTACCGACAGCCGAACCAACGAGCCAGAGAGCCGACATATTGTGCTGACCGGCCTGCCAGTTGTACCAGTAGCGGAGAGCGAAGGAGAACTTGCTGTCCGGGTCCTGAACGACCATCTGCTCGCCACCGCCCGTGGTAGGCGTAGCAGGAACACGGGTCACGATGACCAGACCTTCCTTGCAGGAAGCGATACCGTTCAGACCTTCGGTGTAAGCGTCGCCGCTGGAGGGGAAACCGTTGTACTCGCTGACGCTGAAACCGTGGAGGTTCTTGCTGATCGAGTTGTTCTGGATGACGTCGCTGTTACCATACGAGAACGTCTGGGCAACGGACGGGTCCTGGACGAGCTGGCCCATAGCGTCGGGGGACAGGAGGAGTTTGCGACCGATGTGAGGCAGGTTAGCCTTGGTGAGGTTCTTCGCAGCGTTGGCAACGGCCACACGGGTGAAGTTCGAAGGGACGCCGCTGTAAGCAACTTCAGAGAAGTTAGCAGCGGTGACCTTCGAGAGGACGTCGTCGAAGAGGGACTTCTGGACGGCGTTGGCGATAGGAGCGAAGAACAGGCGACGGAGGCGTTCCAGCGATAGCGTGGAGGCTTCGTAGTCGGTGAAGGCGACGTCAACGTACTTGAGGTCGGCGATGGTCACAGGGACGTCCGTCGAGGTGGCCGAAGCAGGCACGAAGCCGTTGGCCGGGTCGAAGGTGGTGGCGCTGAACGCAGAAGCGTAGCGGGTGTGGACCGTGGTACCACGTTCTGCAACGTAGTTACCGAAGTCGGTCACGGCGATCTCGGTCAACGGAACGAGTTCCGGGACGAGAGTGCGAAGGGATTCTTCGGCGACGAGCTGGAGGGTCAAGCCCCCGATGCTGTTAGACATATTATTGAGTTAGGATTGGGTGAGAGAAAAATTAGCGAAGACCAGCGGCGCGCAGGATAGCGGGACGGTTCTTGCTGTAAAAGTCGGAAGCCTGCTTGGCGTCCTTCTGCTTGAGAGCCACCCACTCCTCGGAGATCTCTGCGTCGCTTTTCGAGGCGGCGGCAACTTCAGAGGGGGTGACTTCAAGGGGGGAGACGCCGACGGAGGCGGCGATGTGCGCGGCCTTCTTGGCTGCGGACTCTTGAGAAGCGGTAATGGAAGCGGCCTGGGCTTCGGCCTTCGCACGAAGTTCATCGGCGGCGGCGAGCTTGGCGGACAGGTCGGTCACCTTGGCGGTGAACTCGGCAAGCGAGGCGTCCTTGGCGGACATCGCAGCAGTCATTTCTTCAACCTTGGCAAAAAGGGAAGCAACTTCGTTGGTCTTGGCTTCAACCTCGGCGGTCTTGCCGGTGAAGGCTTCCTTCAGCGAATTAAGGCGTTCTTCGAGCGTCATGGGTTTAGCCAAGTGTCAAACCTTCGATTTGGTCGGGTCGGTCTGGATAGGTTCGACGGAAGGGTCGGCGGGAATCTCGTCCTCGTCCTCGTCCTCGTCGGAATCCGTGCCGTCCGGCTTCTTCTTCTTTTTCTTCTTCTTGCCGTCGGAGATAGGGGCAACCTCGTCCTTGTCGCCCTGCTCGGGGGAGACATCGGCGGCCATAGCGTAGTTGGCAGGGCCACCCACGGGGACTTGCTTTTCGGCCCGCTCGTAAATGGCGTATTCTTCGGGGTCGATGGCAATGAGCAGATCGTCGAAGGTGTTCAAGAGTCCCGAGACAAGGGACTTCTCCGCGCCCTTCTTGCCAGACCAGCATTGGCCCTGCATATCGGCTTCGTCGGCAAAAGTTCGGACAGCCTTGACGTCTCCGATGAACCATTGGTGCATTTCGTCCACATCGTCCTGGAATAGTTTACGCTGCTCGGGGGTCATCGAGGTGCCGGTGTAACCAGCCCCCTTGGCCCAACCAGCCTTGATGAGGTCTACCGTGATGCCTTCTTCGGCATAGGCGGCCTTCATGTCGTAGATGGGGATGTAGACCCCAATGGAGCCTACGATGGACGATGGGCTGACATAGACCTCGTCGCATTGGCTCATCAGCCACATCCCAGCGGAGCAGGACTGTTTGCAGGTCCAGCCGATGGTACGCTTTTTGCAGGCGCGGATACGCTGGGCCATCTCGGGCACTCCCGTGACGGTGCCACCGGGGGTGTCGAAGTCGAAGATGATAATCTCGACGCCAGGGTCACGCTCGGCGTCTTCGAGCATCTCTTGGATGTCCTCGACATCGGTCGCACCCATCATCTTTTCCAGCTCGGTGAGTCCAGACCCGATAACGCCCTTCACGGGAATCACGGCAATGTCACCCGACTTGATGAGCATTGGCCTTGGGCCAAAGAGCATCTCCATCATGTCCTCGAGGTCGTCTCCCGCCTTTAGGTCGGTCGGGGAGAGTTCGGCCACCTTGTCGAGATATGCCTTCGCCTTCGCCGGCTCGATGAGCATCGGCATGAAGGTCTTGAATGCGTTGGAAAGGGCGTACATAAATTATTTGGTGGTGTTGGGGTCGTCTGGATCGGCGTCTTCTTCTTCGTCGTCGTCCACAATCTTGGCACCGTCGTCCATCATCGGCTTTTCGGGCTTCTGACCGACGGAAGCGTTGATGTCGGAGGGGGCGACATTCTGGGGCTTGTAGAGCAGGGACAGCGGGACGCCGAACTCCTCGGAGAGTTCCATAAGGTACTTCTTCTCGGCGGCGTTCTCGCGCATCTTCTCCTTCGGGTCGAGACCCTCTTCAAGATAGTTGTCCGTAAGGCTCTTGAGGCCGGATTCGATGTCCTGTCGGTTCTGCTGCGAGTCACGGCCAGCATCTACGGTGACACGGCGTGGAGTCGTCCACGAAACATTGTACCAGTACTCGTTGGACGGCAGGTAGCCTTCCTTGATTGCCGTACCGATGACATAACCCCAAATGGGGGTGAGCATCCGCTGAACCATGATAGCCTGGCGGTGCGAGAACTTGCGATCAGCCTTGGCGACGACGAACCGCATAACGGCTCCGCCCGCTTTCGTGGGATTGGCCACGAACTCGTAGGGGAGCATACCCGCCAGCGAGTCACGCTCAAGGTGTTCAATGAATCCGTCGAAGGTTTTGTTCGGGCGGTTAGACTCGAAGGATTCCAGTTTCTCACCGGGAGCCAGAGCCAGAACTTTACCACCGAGGAAGGTCGATGCTTCGCTCGGGTCGGTCATTCCATCGCCGTAATCCTGTGGCTTCATCCCAAAAGCCTCGAAGTCGCTCTGCGAACCATCGAAGTTAGGATTCTCACGTGTGATTGTGCGAGAGATATCACCGCTCGTCTTGACTGCTAATTTCTCCAGCGAAAGAATCTCCAGCATATCGACCAGATTATTGATCGAGTGCTGGAGGGGGCTGTAAGCCCGCGCTCCCGAGGCAAGCTCTGGCTCGAACAAGTGAATCACCGCATTGGCAGGGACGAGACGGCTTGAGCCGTCAGAGCGGATTACGTTGTAAGAGATAGGCTGACCGTAGGGACCAAAAAGGATTCCGTCCACCATGCCCGGAGGCACTTCGTTGTTGGACGAATTACCGACCCGGTGGGATTCGATAATCTGGATGCGGGGTTCGCCACCGGGTCCACGGGTCTTGATGATGAAGACCTCGCCGTCACGATCCATCAATCGGCAGCAGATGTGCTGAACCTCGAAGAATGAGAAGCGACCCGTGATGTCGCAGGAACGAGACCCCCAGCGTTTGAAGTAGCCCTCGGCGTCGTTATCCCACATCTCGTCGCCCGACTGGGCTTGTGGTTTGATACCGTTGCCGACGGTGTACATAGCCATATCGGCCAGCACCTGTCGGATAAGACCCGCATTGAGTTCCAGCCAGCGCATCTTGCGCGTGGTCTCCATGCGGTCGAAGACCGTCATGGTCTTCTTGAAGTCCTGCGGCCAAGAGGACCAAATCCAAGAACGCTTGTTGCTGAACTTGGCAGATTCGAAGTTCGAGAAGATGCCCGGGCCGCTACCGCCACCCGACGCCTGCTTCATCGGGGCCGCATTGCGGGCCACCGTGGGCGTCTTGGGTTTCTTAACCTGCGGGAGGGCAGGCTTCTTGGCGGTGGGCTTTCGCATTAGAATCCTCGGAAGTTATTGAGCATATTGATCACCCGCACACGGTCGATTGAACCGTAGGTCTGGGGGTCTTTGACCATCAGCGCGTAGCGGGCCTCGACAAGGACGGTATTGATGTCCATCGGGAAGCCCTTGACCACGGAGGTGCCGGAATCGGCGTATTCCATCATCGTCTTTCCCTGTTTGAGGAGGGCCAATGCGGCGGCAACGATGTCCTTGATGTCGCAAATCTCGAAAATGAGGAATACTCCTTGAGGGCGTGCCATTTGGGTTTAGCCCTGTGTAAAAAGGGTCGGCTGACCCCACCCATGAACCTGCACAAGAGCCACCTGTGTTGTTTCCAATAGGGCCAGCCGACTTGCAACCAGTCTGCCGCTGTTAGTATCTCCGTCAAGGGGATTCGACGACTTTCTCGTCGGGTTTGGTTTCCTCGACCTTTCCGTGCTTGTTCTTACCGCGCCCGATGAGCTTGGCCATCATTGCCGGGACGAGTCCCATGATCTCTGCGTCCCAGAGGTGATTCGCACGGTCGCCGATGGGCAGCCATATGGCTTGGCCGTTAGCGGACTTGGTGCGATGCTCGGACTGCATTTGCTTTCGGTACTCGTCGCCGGCGTCCTCGGGGTAAGTGTGGTGACCCGCACGGCGAAGGCGGGAGATGGAATCCTTGAAGTACAGATTTGAGAACAGGTAAAGTTTGCAGGATGTCTGGCCGACTTGGATGACCTTGGCTCGGGCGTAGGGGCGATAGGCCACCTTGATGCCGTAGGGAGTCTGGATACGCCAGGGGAACTCGTTCTGGGCGGACCCCTTGGTGGCGTTCCAAGCGAACCGCGCACACATTCGGTAGACGGTATCGGTGTTGGGTCCGTCACCCGAGTCGACGAACACGAAAAAGTCGGAGACGAATAGTTTCTTCTGGGCGTCCCGCACTTGGTCTTCGGTTTCGCAGTAGCCCCATTGCACCATGCGGGACTTGCCGTCCAATGCCCAAGCTCGCACGATCCAGTAGAAGCCCTTGCGCTGAACGTCAACGGACATAAAACGGAGTCGAGCAAACTGTTTAGCCTTGGTGTATTCTTCTTTGAGCGGAGGTTCGGCCAGCCGACTATCTACCATGAAGCCCTCGTCGTCCCATTCGTCGAGCATCTTGTAGCCCTGCGGTAGCACTTCGCCACCGCCGTCATCTGGATCGTCAGACCAAGACAAGGCCAAACGCTTCTGCTTGAACTCTCGGCGCGAGACATCGTCACCGTGTTCCTCGAAGGCTTGCTTCGCACGGATGGCCATCTCGGCGAGGGTTCCCCAGTCCAGACCCCATTGGGCACAGAGCGAGTTCCAATGGAAGCCGACTACTCCCTTGGGAGCGTTTTGATTCATCGGGATATACTCGCCCGTAAGGTTCAGCTCGCTACGCACCTCGAAGGAATCCTTGAACCGGGTCTTGCAAGATTTGCACTCGTAGGTGCAACCCGCCTTGACCTTGTCGATGTTCCACCCGTTGGGTTCACGGGCGTCTTCGGGGTAGATAAGTTGCTCCCACTCGTAGGGCTGGCGAGTCTGGCACGACGGGCACTTAAATGTCCATTCACGGCGGTCGGACTGATTCCACAGGTCGGTGATGTCGTCGCCTTCGACTCCACCCTGCGAGACGAGCAGCGACTTGCCCTGCCAGATAAAAGCCGTACGACGTGCCAAGGCTTCGTTGAGGTGACCTTTGGGCCAGAGCCAGACTTCGTCACCGCCGAGGAAGCGGATGGAACGACGTTGGAGGTTCTTCTTGTTGTTTGCACCCAACACCCAGACGGTGTTACGCTCGAAGCGGGTTTTCTTCCATTGATTACGCTCGGCTGCTTCCATCTTTGCCAGCGTGGACGGAGTGGCTTCCCACATTGGGCGTAGACGATCCTTCTGCCAGTCCTGCGCGTTATCGTCGATGTCCTGGAGCAAGAGCGTCGGGCCGGGCGAGCGAGCGGGAATGAATGTTGACCAGAGTTCCAGCAGGGATGACTTCCCCATCTGCACGGCACCGAGTACGACGATGGTGGTAATCTCTGGGTCGGTCAACGCTCGCAGGATGGGAGCAAGGAAGGGCGTGGACTCGACTCGGAACGGGCCGGGCTGGGGAGACCCTGGCACCTCGCGCACATTGGCTTCCAACCATTCGACGATATCGCCTTCGGGGTCGGGCGTCATCATCGCCCGGATGTGAGCCTCGAAAGTCTCGACTGTTTGCGGGTCGATAATCATTCGACTTCGTCGACGGTTTCCTCGTCTTCTACTTCGATGGGGTCTTCGGTGTCGCCTTCCTTCACGACGGCTTGTTCAGCGTAGCCGGCGGCATTGGACAATCGCTCCAGCATCTTCTTCACCTCGTCGTCGATAGCCTTCATCGCTCGACCCGGATTGTCGGGGTTGACCCTCGATGCCAGTTTCGTGCCGAGCTGGGAAACCTCCTCACGCACTTGCGCGAACACTCGACCGAACCTTTCAATGGCGGTCTGGGTGCGGATGTATTCACGGCTGGCAATCTGGCGGGCTTGGAGTTCCTTCTCAAGCGTGACCAGAGTCTTGAGCAACTTGTCGTAGGTTGCATACGACTTGCTGGCGTCGGGCGAGTTGCTACCCAGATCGTCGAGGTACTGCTGATAGGCCATTGACTTGAGTTCCCGCTGACGCTCGACCGTCTCGGTGAAGTCCTTATCGGGGCGGACGCTCGAACCCATGCGACCGGCACCCCGCGCCATGTACCACGCCTCGGCGGACTCGATGGAGTCGATGGGCATCCCTTGGTTGATAAACTTGTTGATGGCCTGCTTGGTGACGCCAAAGCGTCCCGCTAGGTCAATCGGGCGGACTTTGTCGTTGCTCACTTCTTCATCCTCCGGGCGTTGGCGAGTTTGCCACAGGCGTAATCCGATTTCATGTAGATGCTCGGTGGCAGATTCAAACGACGCTGGATGGTCTTCACTCGGGCAGACACGGCGGCGCGGGTGAGGTTGTGCTGCTCGGCAACGGCGGTCATCGTGGGCTGGTCGGGCAGACCGAGGGCCAGGCGAAGGCAGGTGGCTTCGAGCGTGTTGCCCAGAATCGAAAGCACTCGACGCAGGACATCGAGGAACTCGTCTTGGGTGTAAGTTCGCTGAATCATCGCATCAGCCTCCCCTTGCATTTCTTCATTCCGCCAGAGAGCCATCTGACGAAAGTTGATATCATATTCCGTCCCCCAGTTCTTGTTGAAGATATGCGTCGCATCAGCGTCTGCACCGCCGTCTCCGCTGTCGGGAGGTTCGCCCCCAAAGTGCCGATGGGCGAGCGGGACTCCGTCGTCATTCGGTTGCATCGGGTTGAACCCGTTTGCTTGTAGGGCTTCCCTTTGCACTTTCGACAGCCCTTTCCAGAACCGCTTGTATTCGTCATAAATTGACAT